GACCATTACAATACAGGCAACATAGAGTGTATTGATGCAATAGAGGAGTCCATGTCCAGTGTTGCATTCAAAGGCTACCTCAAGGGCAACTGCATTAAGTATCTGTGGCGCTATGATTACAAAGGTAAGCAGGTAGAGGATTTAGAGAAGGCTGGCTGGTACTTAAACAAACTAACAGACATGGTAGCAGAGGAGAACAACTAATGGATCAGTATCAGCAGTTTATACACAAGAGCCGCTACGCACGATGGCTACCAGAGGAGAGCAGACGAGAGACATGGGAAGAGACGGTAACACGCTATGTAGACTTCTTTAAAGATCGTAAGCAGCTAAAAGGCAAAGACTACGACCTACTCAAAGAAGCTATCATGCACCAGGATGTGATGCCTTCAATGCGCTGTATGATGACAGCAGGTGATGCACTGGCTAAGGATAACGTAGCAGGTTTCAACTGTAGCTATCTTCACATTGACTCACCGCGTAGCTTTGACGAGTTGATGTATGTTCTGATGTGTGGTACAGGCGTAGGCTTCAGCGTTGAGCGTAACTTCATTAACAAGCTGCCAGAGGTTGCAGAAACCTTCCACAAGACAGACACCGTTATTGTTGTTAGTGACAGCAAGATTGGTTGGGCATCAGCGTTCCGTGAGTTAATCGCTATGCTGTACGCTGGTAAGATACCGCAGTGGGACATGAGCCGCATACGTCCAGCAGGGGCTAGACTGAAAACCTTTGGCGGTCGTGCGTCAGGGCCAGAGCCTTTGATTGACCTGTTTAACTTCTGTGTAGAGATATTCCAGAAGGCAGCAGGACGCAAGCTAACCTCTATTGAGTGTCACGATGTTGTATGTAAGATAGCTGACATTGTAGTGGTCGGTGGTGTGCGTAGATCAGCCCTAATCAGCCTCTCTAACCTCTCTGACCCTCGTATGGCTAAGGCTAAGTCAGGAGACTGGTGGCGACACGAAGGGCATCGTAGGCTTGCTAACAACAGCGTAGCGTACACTGAGAAGCCAGACTTTGAGTCATTCCTGTCAGAGATGCAGTGCATGTACGAGAGTAAGGCGGGTGAGCGTGGTATCTTTAGCCGTGTAGCAGCACAGAAGATTGCAGCGCGTAACGGTAGGCGTGACAGTGAGCAGGACTTTGGTACTAACCCATGCTCTGAGATCATCCTGCGTAGTAACCAGTTTTGTAACCTGTCAGAGATTGTAGTGCGTCCTGAAGACGACCTAGACACGCTGAAGAAGAAAGCAGAAGTAGCAGCCATCATTGGCACGTTACAGGCTACACTGACAGACTTCCGCTACCTGCGTAACTGCTGGAAGAAGAACACGGAAGAAGAGGCGCTATTGGGCGTAAGCATGACAGGTATAATGGATCACTACCTGCTGAGTAAAGGTGACTCCCCAGACCTGGAGAAGTGGCTTGAACAAATACGCGATGTTGCTGTTAAGACTAACGAGAAGTGGGCTGCAAAGCTTGGCATTAGCCAGTCTGCGGCTATTACATGCGTTAAGCCTAGCGGTACTGTATCTCAGCTTGTCGATTCTGCTTCTGGTATCCATCCTCGCTTCTCTAAGCATTACATTCGCAGAGTTCGTAGCGACAAAAAAGACCCGCTTGCAATCTTCATGGAAGCAGCAGGATTCCCAGTAGAGCAGGATGTGATGTCACCCTCGTCAGCAGTGTTTAGCTTCCCTGTGAAGTCACCAGAGAAGTGTACCACGGTTAAGCAGGTAGGAGCTATGCAGCAGCTACAGCTTTGGAAGGCTTATCAGAATCATTGGTGCGAGCATAAACCAAGCATCACTGTATATTATACAGATAGTGAATTCCTGCAAGTAGCACAGTGGATATGGGAAAACTTTGATCTGTGTAGTGGGATTAGTCTGTTGCCTTATAGTGATCATGTATATCAGCAAGCTCCGTATGAAGAGATAGACGCTGAGAAGTACGAGGAACTACTAGCGGCTATGCCTGTTGGGGTTAATTGGGAAGACTTAGGTAACTTTGAGCAGGAAGATAACACGACAGGGAGTCAAGAGTTAGCCTGTGTAGGTGGTGCGTGTGAGATAGTGTAGATGTTGTAGGTACTAAAAAGCCCTGTGTAGCTGACTGCACAGGGCTTTTTTGTTACTGCTGTTCTTGGTCTACTAAGACAGCGCCAGTCATCAGACCTGTTTGTGTGTTTAGTCCTAACACTCTAGCTACTTTTTCCTTAGTGATAGGCTTACCAGCAACTAATTGTTTATTCAGTGCCTTTATTTTATTTAGCTTTTTAGTAACATTAGCAGGACTCATTTGACCTTTAGCTACTGTAGCTAGTAAAGGATAAACAAGCGTGGTCACTGAAATAGGATCACGAACAGCACCTAATTCTTGACCTCTAACTGTTAACGACAAAGCTCCTTCACTGCCCTTCAGTCCTTTAGAAAGAATCTCAACTTCTTTACCAAACTCTAGTAGCTTGTTTGCTTTATCTTTACCGACAATAGCAGCAAAAGTATCAGCAAACTTACTGTCTTTCATGTTTTTCATAAAAGACAAACCTTCAGTTAGAGTACCAGCAGGGAACAAAGTGTTAAGGTATTCTCTCTCAATGCTCTCCACAATGTTGTTACCTGAGACATCTACCTTTAGCTGTTTAGCTTTGACTAATAAATCCTTAACCTGCTTAACGCTCATAGCCTCACCGCCTTTAACAAGATATTGTCCTATATCAGCTACATTATCTTTTCTCAAGGCTTTAACTAACCAGTCACCGTGTATAGTCTGCACACCTTCTTTATATATATTTTTTACAGCGTCATATCTTTGTTTCAAATCAGGATCAAAGTTTTTAGCAGCAGCTTCCATAGAGTCTTCTAAATCACCAATAGCAGCGTTGACCAACTTCTCTGCTTTTGTGCTTTTTTCACCAACAGAACGAACAGCGTCTCGCTGCATTGCTTTTAACTCTGATAATTCTAAGTGAGCCTCGTTAAAAGACATATTACTACGCATCGAAACTAACTTATCTGCCATCTTCTTGTGTAAACCCATTAGACCAGTCGTACCGTCTTTTTTGGTTAGCGTGTTTAAAGCAGCCCTTCCTCTGTTAATAGCCGCTACGGGTCGAACAAACTTCTTGCCTTTTAGCGTGTTGTTTAAATTCTTAATAGCAGAACTTAACATCTTTTTTGCCGTAGGGTCTGTAGGTGGTATCTGCTCACCTAATCTTCTTAAAGCAGCTATTTCTTTAGTAACTTCGGCAGGCGATAACGAATCATTAATTTTATTTACTCTAGCCTGAACAGCCTTCATTGATGAAGAAGGCATCCCCGCTGCATCCATAGTTCTTTTAGTGTTGTTCTTAACACCGCCAGTAGCTATGTTTATAGCTCCGTCTTTGTCAATAGCTTTATAAAGAGGAGTAACAACAGCGTTTAATGCCCTGTCTGAGTCCTGTACCAGTTTCTGAAGAGCCTGTCCTGTTTCGTACCTTGTTAGCTTGTCTGTGCTTTCTCCTAAGATGTTTTTAAAAGAGTCAACAATAAAGGAGTCCTGTTCTTCTATTATATCGTCATATATCTTTCCTAAAAACACAGAAGACTGGGTATAATCTTGTGCTAAGTTAGCTGGTGCATACTCAGGAATAGCCTGAGAAGGAACCATACTTGTTCCTCTAGCTACTAACTTTTCTTGTAAAGCAACTCTAGCAGTTAATTCGTCTGCTTGTGTTTCTAGGTTTCTACGAATAAGATCAACATATTCCTCGCTTAAATTGCTGTTGCCTACTATCTCTTCTAAGGTAGTCTCTCCTCTCTGAATAGCTAGTGCAGCTTTAGCAGCGTCCGTGTCTGTTCCTCCTTTAATCAACACAGGCTGAAAAGAGTTTGCTAATGGTTTGTAAGCCGCCTTGAAACCTTTACCAAGTAGTCCAAAACCAGCACCAAAAGTAGCATCAACTGCGGCAGCTTTTAAAGACTCGTCTATTGCCTGTTCAGCATCAAAGTCTCTATCTTCAACATAAGACTCAGCAACTTCTCCTAAGAAGTAACCAAGCCCTGCTCCTATAGCACCGCCAGCTAGTGTACCAAAACCAGGAAAAATAGCAGAGCCTAAAGAAGCGCCATACATAGCGCCTGCTGTGGCTCCACCAATCTCTCCTGCTAAAGACAAGTAATCTGCCGCAGTTTCTTGATCTACGTTGTAGTCTGCCTCTGTAGCAAGGCCGTTATGTAGGGCATAAGCCTTTAATTGCTCGTTAGTATAAGAAGGCGGTATTCCTTCAATAATTTGCCCGTTTGGTAGGGTTCGACTAGCCATCTTATAACGCTCCTCCAAATGTACGATTGGCAACAACTCTGTCGGCAACAGACGGCTCTACTACAGCGGTTGGTTCAGCGTCAGGGTTAAACTGAGCAACTGGTGGAGGCAATCTATAAGCAGGTAAGTTATATTTAGCCGCTACTGCTTCTTTATAACCCTCTGACATTCTTAATTCTCTCCATGCTTCGTTAAAGCCTGAAATGTCTCCGCCGTTATCAGAAACCCACTGCGCTTTTAAATTGTCTCTTTCAGTGTTAAAAGCAGACAGTTTAGCCATGCCACGCAGATATTGAGCAATTTGATCTGAGTTCCAGTTTTTGTTCATAAACCCTGATCTAGCCATCTCAATATCTTTATCAGAGGCAACTCCAGGAGGCAAGCTATTAATAATACCTGTGTTGACTATGTTTTGGAATTCAGTTTTCATTCTAGATTGTTCGCCTTGTGTGCCAAGAGTATCGTTCCAAGCCTCTACAGCAGTGCCTATAATACCTGCGGAGGGTGGATTAGCTTCGTATTGAGCAGCCAGTCGAGTCATGTCGCCTACACTCGCTTCTGATGCCTCTGCTGCTATTTGTGCATCTGAAATAAGTTTTTTGTCTTGGTTAGTAAGGTCTTTTCCTCGTTTTAGCCTTTCTCTTTCTACGTCTATTCTTTGTTGTTCTAAATTTAAGCGCCTCTGAGCTATAGCATCTTGAGTTTGTTGACGAGCTAGACTAGACTGAGACGCTGCTCTTTCTCTATTTGTTTTGTTAAACTGCGTCTGAACAGCTAATGCCCTAGCAGGATCAACCTGAGCTACTAAACTTACTATTTTCTTTTGATCATCTACGTTTTCTGCATTTAAACCGCGCAGTTGTTGCTGCAATGCTTCAGCAGTAGTCATTGTATCAGCACCAGTAAGAGCGCCTATGCCTCTACGCAGTCCCGTGCCTGCTGATTGTGCTTGTCTTATCATGGCTTCTTGAAAGGAAGACGGTACGGCCTGCTGAGTAGGCTGAAACA